TGAGAGATGAAATTTCATCAGCACATATTAGAGACGGTGTGCCTGAAACAACTAATATTCATTATGATCCAAGATCTAACACAAGTAATGTTGGATTCCATAATCTTATTCAGAAAATTTCTGGTGACTATAAGTTAGAAGTTGGTGGAAGTATGAACTTTTCTGTTCTTGGACTTCCTAATCCAAACCCAGTGGCATTTGGTACAGACGCTGCTACTGGCGATTTAACAACCAAAATGCAGTTATCTGTTCTCGCTGGAGACTTTGCTGTAGAAACCACTGCAGGCAGTCTATTGGTGAAAGCGGGTCCAGATCTTAGTTTCCCTGGAGTTCTCCTCCCTGGATCGTTGTCTGTTGCTGCAGCAGGTGGTGCTCAGATCTCTGCTGGACCAGATTTAAGTCTTCCTGAATTGGTAGCGGGTAACATTAGTATGCAGTCAGGCACTAGTACAACTATTGATGCTACAACTAGTGTTGACATCACGGGTACAACAGGTGTTAACATTGAGTCTCCTGGAGACATTAGCATTTTGTCAACAGCAGGCAAAATTTACCTGAACTGATAAGTGTAACTTATTATACTGATCGGATATCCGTATTGAAAACTGGCACAAGGGGGCTTGTTTTTTCCTGGCAACCCTGATAAATTATCTTCATGCGATTGGGAAAGACCCGTCGCTAGGTAAATCTACTAAGGAAAAACAACGATGATCAAAACCGCATTCGCAGCCGCTGCTGCTCTCGCATTTGCTCCTGCTGCTGCCCTTGCAGGACCATACGTTAACGTGGAAACCAACGCAGGTTGGACGGGCACGAACTACAACGGGGCAACGACAGATTTCCACGTGGGCTACGAAGGTGCCCTGGGTGATTCTGCTTCTTACTACGTTCAGGGTGGTGCTAGCTATGTCGCCCCTGACGGTGCTTCTGGTGACACTGTTCCTTCTGGTAAGGCAGGTCTTGGCGTCGGCATCACTGAGGCACTGGGTGCTTATGGTGAAGTCTCCTTCCAAGGTTCTGGTTCCGACTCTGTTGACCGTGGATACGGCGGTAAACTGGGTGTGAAGTATTCTTTCTGATATAAGAATCTATAGGAAAATTGAGGGGTGGTTGACACCCCTCTTTTTTTGTCCTATACTACTATCATATATCTGTTACATTATGCACTACAAACCATACTCACCAGAGTGGCATAGACATAGGTATCTGAAAGAAGCAATCTACAAGTATCTTGATGATGGTGTTGATAACGAAACTATCCTTGATGATATTCTAAATATTGTGTGTGACCGCCAAGAGGCAGCACATATGGAGTTTGAAAGACTTTCAGACCTAGAAACAAAACTGAGAGAGTAATATGCTATCTACCGCCTATCGTCTTCGCCTAGAAGGCATTTGTAAAAAGATCGCAAACAATGAGCAAGTAGAACTGTCTGATATGATTTGGGCAGAGAAATTAGCAAAAGCACACACCACTGCTAGAGATTGGTTGAGACAAGCACGACGCCAGTCTAATGGAATTGAGGAGGGCAGTGTAGATGATTTTATGAATAGGATGGGTTTGGGCGATCCTGATCCATCCAACCATAAGACAAGATTTGACGGTGCGGATGAAATTGTAGACTGGTTTAAACAAGATAAACCTGATGACTGGAGGCAACGTGACTAACGATTTTCTAGATAATCTAGCAGCGCAACAGTATAGGAAAGCGCATAGAGATAATATCAAAGCTCTCCAAAGAGAGATTGAAGAACTCAAGGCAGAAATTGTAGTCCTGAAAGCATCTAAAAATGAATACTGATATTAGTGTCAATATGGACGGTGGTGTTGGTGGATCTTGGAAAGAGGTAACTAACAAGGTTATCGCTGACAATCTAATTGATCAAGTTGCAGAACTTCTTAATGGGAAGGCGAGGCATTACTATGTTTCTGATAGAAACACCATGCATGAAAAAATTGTAATTGAATTTAATCACACAGAAAAATGCAAGCAATAGTCTATAGTAATAGAAGTCAAGAATCTGAACGTGCAGTTATGGTTCTTGAAGCATGTGGTCAAGACGTTAGACAATTCTTTCTTGGCGATGATTTTACTAAAACACAATTTCAAGCAGAGTTTGGTGGTGATGCACACTACCCTCAGATTTCAATTGGTTTGAATCACCGTGGTAATCTAAAAGAAACTCTCAAATACATGAGTGAACAAGGAATGTTTCTGTGAATATTACTGATTTTTGTGATAAACTAGAAGGGTTCTATGATAACTGGTTTCAAGCAGCAAAAGACCCTGCCAGATACGCACATATTAAACTTAAGTGGGAACGTATTGGTGACAATGAGTTTAAGTCAAAGCAATGGTATCATTACCTAGGTGAAGACAACCCATATAGGCGCAAGTGGCATAAGGTTTTTGAGCAGCAAGGTGTTATCATAGTTCAAAATTGGACACCTGAATGGGGTGATCATAACCACTGTTGTGATATGATGTTCTTTGACGTTGGAGATTTTTATGATGGAAAAGTCAAGACAGATGCTTGTATTATCAATGGAGGTATGGTAAAATCTACAGTACAGTTCAACGGCACTTTCTACAAGAGTCGTGATCAAGGTTGGAGGGATGACAAAGTAGTATGGGGCAGTAATGTCATATACGAATTCCAAAAGACCGAAAAACCATTGGGAGTGTGACGGAATCGGTAGACGTATCGGACTTAAAATCCGCTGGGCATTGTGCCCGTGGGGGTTCAAGTCCCCCCACTCCTATTAGGAGACTAACATGTGGAATGAATACAAAGAATTTATTACAAAAACTCTGCAACTAGAAGCAGTAAAAACATCCAATAATGGTTCTAGACTAGAGTCCACACTATACAGTGGACCAAACATTCTAAAATCTAGAGAGACTATCATTACCGATGGTCCCACTAGCATCTACAACAACATTGTTTATCCTAAAACTGGCGAAAATCTACCATGTTTAGGCATGGATCTAATGTGCTTCTTTGAAAAGAAGGTAGTCATAGTATTTGATTTTCAACATCCAACACCAAACTATGATTTTAATCATCCAATAATTTCATATTTGTTGGGTGATATGCATGACAATACTGATAGTAATATCAGATTTTTTGAACCAGGCAATCACTTCTCCAGATTCATCTATGTTAGGAAATGTAGTGCTTCCGAAATACCATATCATCTCAATGTATTCAAACGTTATGTTAGAGCATATGATGAACTTTTAAATTTTGCACGACCTACAGAAACTGATACGAATGTGTATCAAAAGTTTGATCAATACATGTTAGATTTAGATCCTGTAATTGGATACATGGCAAGTAAGTTTGGAAAAGATTGGTCCGAAGATTATGTAAACAACTTTTTGTTTTCATATGCTCATAAATAACACAGGTAGAGACACGGAAAAATGTCATTCAAAGGGTATAAGATTACTTCAAAGTACGTCTTTTGTGTTTTTCCTGAGAACTACGAAACCATAGTTAAAATGTACTTCATTGAAGGAGTACCATTTACATTTGATACTGTAGAGAAAGAAGAACTTGAAGATAAGTGGATCAAATCGGAAGCAGCACTTAATCCAGAGTTTTCTCTAGATCAATTAGATCAATGTTCTTCATATTTGATTGAAGAAGAATGCCATCCATGTCTATTTGATGTGGAACTTGTGAACCCAGAATTATTACCTGATGACACTCTTTCATGATTTTCTTGAGGGAACCTTTGACAACCGTTTACAAGCAATGCATTATCCTACGCGATATGCTAGGATTATAGTTGAACATAAGTGGATTGGTGGTGATTGGTTTGAGGGTAAGCAATATTATTATCACTCTCCTAACGAACCTTACAGACAATTTCGTATGCGAGTTTGCCCAGATGGGGAAAAATTTCGCATCAAAAATTTTGATCTAAAAGACGAGTATAAATTTGGATGTGATACTATATTTGAGTACGATCCAGAAGATAATATATTTTATGGTCACAACACAGACTGTAACTGCTGGGTCAATTGGAGAGGAACCAAAACTTTCTTGACAAATGACATTATCTTAGGATATAATGTCTACAAGGTCATGGATTCGGGGATTGACCCCAAGACAGGACAAAAAATCTGGGGATCCAATTGGGGACACCTAGAATTCATACGCCACTTTAGCTCAGCTGGATAGAGCAACGGTTTTGTAAACCGTAGGTCGTCGGTTCAAGTCCGACATGTGGCTTTCCACTTTTGTGGAATAGGTGACGCCACCTACATTTCGGACAGGGGTTCAACTCCCCTCACCTCCATCACTCGGGGGTGCCACGGTTTAGACGGGGTATAAGGAGCGTGACTGAAACCTGCTTGGATAAGCAACCAATAGATGCAAAAACATCTGATGTCGCAGCGAACAACATCGTTGCATTCTCCCGCACTCGCGACCTCGCGACTGCCTGAATGGGAGATCGGGGTTAGACTAACCTTGTTACCCAACTAGTCCTATGGGGTGCAATGCCCCTTCGTGGGGGTTTAGCTCAGCGGTAGAGCGCCTGCTTTGCAAGCAGGATGTCAGGAGTTCAAATCTCCTAACCTCCATTGGAACCTGATCAGTTCCATAGGGTGTGACTGAATAACTCTGTTGGAATTTGGCGGAGTAATGTAAATGGTTAGAGGTGGTGCTCGCTGCTAGGAATAGTAGAACCCCGACCAAGGGAACCATTGTTGTTATGTACAAATATTCGCTTTAGCGATTCCCATAACTTGAGGGTATGAAGTAATCCCTCCACCCAACCAATCCTCTTTAGCTCAGCGGCAGAGCAAGCGACTGTTAATCGCTCGGTCCTAGGTTCAAATCCTAGAAGGGGAGTTATTAATACGCCTATTAGAGTTGTATAAATAATCTGAGATCAGATCTTAGATAACCGCAGCGGTTGAGTAATATGGCTTTGACTAGACTTGACAACCTTATTAGTTCCAAAACTGGTAAGTATTTGTACGTCTCCCCTGACGATTTTAATGCGTCAGATGAGTTGAATAACAGAGGCAATTCGCCTATTAGACCTTTTAAGTCTATTCAACGTGCATTCCTAGAAATTGCGAGATATTCGTATCTCCCAGGACCCGACAATGATAGGTTTGACCAGTTCACCATCATGTTGATGCCTGGTAACCACTATATTGATAACCGCCCAGGTCTAGTAGATACTAATAGTATTCCAGAATTTGGTTTTCAGCAAGCATTAAACAAATGGACTGATAACTCAAACCTTGATATCTCTGATCCTAACAATGTTCTCTACCTCTTTAACAACACGGAAGGTGGCGCTATTCTTCCTAGGGGTTCATCTCTTGTTGGTTACGATCTGCGCCGTACTGTTGTTCGCCCCCTCTACGTCCCTGATCCTGCTGATAGACTTGAAAAAAGATCTGCTATCTTTAATGTAACAGGTGCATGTTACTTCTGGCAGTTTACAATCAAGGATGGTGATCTAGAACCTTCTTCACCACTCTATGACAAGAACGAGGGTGTTGGTAAAGTTTACTATCAAAATGGTTATTGGGATCAACTAGCAGTTCCTAACTATTCTCACCACAAACTGACTGTATTTGAATATGCAGACAAAGAAGAACTAGGTCTGTATTATCAGAAGATTGCGAAAGCTTTCAATCAGTATCAACCAACAATTGACGATCCTAACGAATTTGCTCCTAGAATTCAGGAAACCAGAATTGTTGGTCCTCTATCAGACATTCGCTCTATTGAGAGTATCAAGTGTACTGATTCTTCACCAGCAGGAACTATTACTGTTGAGGTAACCACAAAAGTTAACCATGGTTACTTTAAGAACCAGTTCATTGCTATTGAAAATAATGGTCTAGATGATCAACTAAATGGAACTTTTGCGGTTTCTGCACTTGATCTTGTAGATGCTAGAAAGTTCCAATATGAGATTGCAGGTACAGTTGCTGCACTTGGAACTACTACAAGTCTTGTTAGCGGCACAACTTATACGGCACAGAATGGTCTAAGTGCTAACGCTGTTGTTAAGGCAGAAGTTGACTCGGTTGAGTCTGCATCTCCATATGTCTTTAACTGCTCTATCAGATCTACATGGGGTATTTGTGGTATCTGGGCAAATGGTCTGAAAGCCACTGGATTTAAATCCATGGTTATCGCTCAGTACACGGGTGTTTCGCTACAGAAAGACGATAGAGCATTCATCCGTTACGATGAGTTTACTAACACATTTAATCAAGCATCACTAACCGATGCATTTGCTACGGTTCCTTATCACACCAAGGGTGATGCTTTCTGGAAGGATGACTGGAGAAACTTCCACGTTCGTGCATCTGAAGATGCATTTATTCAGAACGTTTCTATCTTCGCTGTTGGTTTCGCTGATCACTTCCTGATGGAAAGTGGTGGTGACATGTCTATCACCAACTCTAACTCCAACTTCGGTAATACATCTCTACATGCTATTGGTTTCAAAGGTTTCGCCTTTAACCAAGATAAGGGTGGTTTCATTACTGACATCATTCCACCACAGATTGTTCCTGAAACAACTGCAAATACCAAGAGAAACGCATATTATACTCTTGACGTTAAGGCATCTAACGATCCTAACAACCACACCAAGATCTTCTATGGTGATGACGAGGCATATGATCCTGCCAAGCGTCCTGCTGCTAGCATTGACGGGTTCAGAATCGGTGCTAGAAGTGATGAAAAACTATATGTAAAACTGACTCCAAGAGCTGCTGGTCAGGACAACATCTTTAATGCAACTCTATCTCCAAACGGATTTAAGAAGTTCACGGCAACTGCTGACATTCTAAATCCATCTGGTCTCACCATCAACAACAAAAATCTTGATGCTGCTGACAGAATTGAGGAAAACAAGAACTTTATTGCATATGAAGCATATGGATACATTCTTGGTAAGTATCCAACTCTAAAAACTAAGTCTGGAATCACGATTGAAAAGTGTCGTCGTGACATTGGTTATCTAATTGATGCTACTGTACAAGACTTGAGACTTGGTGGAAACATCAATACTATTCAAGCAGCAGAGTCATATTACGTTGGTAATAACCTCTCTTATATCCTTGGCGAACTGTCAGAAACTCTAGAAGGATACAACTACGCTAGAGATTTGGCAATCGCAGCAATGCGTAACTTCTCGTACTTGCGTCAAGGTGGTGCTACATCTACAGGTTCTGCAATCGTAGATATCGGTGATACCTCTGGTATTGTTCAGGGTATGTTGGTCGCTGATTATGATCCTTCTCAGTTCACCGATGGTAAACTGAATTCTGGTGCAACACGTCCTTCTTCCCCTGTAATTCCTGACAATACTTATGTTAAGCGTGTTATCAACGCTACTCAGATTGAACTGGGTCAGAAAGCACTATATTCTGAGAAGAAACTAGTATCAGATCGCTATGGTGATGCAAAAGATCTGATGCTTGCAAACAAGAACTTTATTGCAGCGGAAGCATATGCAAGAATGCTTCTTGACTTCCCATCTTTTGTCATCCCAACAGGTAATTCACAAGATTGTATTGATGATATTGTAGATGTAATTGAAGCAGTCGCGGAAAATACCGCATTTGGTGGTAACGCAGAGACGTTTGACGCGGCATATCTGTATGAAACTGGTAACCATGTAAGCGGAGAAGAGCAAGAAACCATTCGTTGCTTTGATTATGCACGAGATATGTGCATCCAAGTTATGCGTAATGAGGATGTATTCATCTTTGGCACGCATGGTTTAACCCAAACTAAGGATACATCTATCACTTATGTCGCACCAGAATTGGTTGCTGACCGTAATGGTGATGCAAGAACTCTTATTCTCGCTAACAAGAACCTCATTGCTAATGAGGCAGTTGAAAGAATGCTCATTGAGTATCCTGGATTTGCTGTTCCTGGCGGAAATGTCAACTGCATTGATGACGTTGTAGATCTTCTAGAAGCAGTTGCTGACAACGTTGCATATGGTGGTAACGATAAGACTTGGGATGCTGCATACTCTTATGTTAAGGGTGCTCACGTAGCAGGTGAAGAAGCAGAAACTAATTACGTATTTGAGCAAGCAAAGCAAATGGCTGCTCAAGTAATGAGAAACCAGAAGGTTCTCGTAGTTGGATCTCATGGTTTGACACAAACTTATGACACCACAATTACATATGATAATCAGACTACTGATACTGACCGTGGTGGTGATGCAAGAGATCTAATTCTTGCTAACAAAAATCTAATCGCTGCTGAAGCATACAGCAGAATGATTTCTCTCAATGCTGGATTCCAAACTCCTACAAAGAATCCTCAAGATTGCATTGACGACATTGTAGACTTTGTAACTGAAGTTGCATACAACACTGCTTACGGTGGTAACGATAGAGTCTGGGAAATGGCAGACCTATACGTTCAGGGTGCTCATGTTGCTGGTGAAGAAGCGCAGACTGTTCAGTGCTTTAACTTCGCACGTGACATGATGATTGAGGTAATGAGAAACCAAAAGGTTCTCATCACTGGTGCTGGTGGATCTGATCGTGCTGTGGATGCACGAAACCTTATGCTTGCAAATAAGACTCTTATTGCACATGAGGCATATGCAAGAATGCTTGCAATGAATCCTGGATTCACAACTCCAACTGGTAATCCTCAAGATTGTATTGATGACATCTTAGATTTCATTGACGAGGTATCTTACAACGTTGCTTATGGTGGCAACGATCGTACCTGGGACATGACTAATCTCTATGTCACTGGTGCTCACGTTGTTGGTGAAGAAACGCAAACCGTTCAAGCTCTAGAGTTTGCACGTGACATGATGGTCAATGCAATGAGAAACCAAAAGATCCTAATCATGGGATCTCATGGTTACACTCAGACTTTTGACACTACTATCACTGTAAACCAAGCAACACCAGTAGACAATAAGTCTGGTGACGCTCGTAATCTTATTCTATCAAACAAAGATTTCATTGCTGAAATTGCTTTGGGTAGAATGCTTGCTCAGTATCCTGGATTTAGTGTTCCAACAGGTAATAACACAGATTGCCTAGACGACATTAAGGATATGATTGAAGTTGTATCCTATAACCTAGGATTTGGTGGTAATGACAGAGTATGGGACGCTGCAAACTTCTATGCAACTGGCGCTCATGTTGCTGGCGAGGAAGCAGAGACCATTTATGCTTTCAATGAAGCACGTGACATGATGATCCAAGCGATGAGAAATGAAGCGATCACTGTTGGTGGTCACACTTCACTTACTCAAACCACGGATACTAGCATCACTGTTGACACTAATAATCCAGCATGTGCAGCGCAGGC